GAAAGTATGGATAAAACAGTTGAGTTTACTCAACAAGGAGCAGGAGCTGGTTTAGATGGAATGAGAGCTTCAATGGCTGCACAAATGGGATATGGAGATATGCCAGGTGTTGGTGGAAGTAAACAAGGTGGATTGGGAGTTCAAACAGGTCTTGCAGGTTTAGATAGAATCTTAAACAGAGATAATTCTGCTTTGGTTAAAAAGTTTAAAAGATAATGGTTGAAGGTTTAATCATATTAGTAATGTTAGGTGTTTCTGTATTTACACTTATTTCTTCATTGAAGAATAAAAGTAAGGGTGGGTGTAGTAAATGTCAATGTGGAGGTAGTTAATGTCATACGTTTTACCAAAAAAGATTGTAAAGGATACTGAAAGTGAATTCGATAACTATGCCTATGGTTTAGATTATCCAGTTACTCTTGGTTCAAATCTTTTTAAATCAACATATACGTTGGCAGATGCTGCTAGAGCTAATATTAGAAATCTTTTACAAACAAGAAAAGGTGAAAGAATAATGCAACCAGAATTTGGTACTGGTTTAGATGAATTACTTTTTGAACCAATGGATACTGAATTTGAATTAAACGTTCAAAAAGAAATAACAAATTCAGTAAATTATTGGTTACCTTATGTTACGATAGAAGAAATTGAAATTGAAATGACTGATGAGATGAAAGATAGAAACAGAGCAAATTTAAACCTTACGTTTAGAGTTGGCGATTCTATTGATTTAAATCAAGTATCATTATCAATACAGGGATAATAAGATATGGCATTAAATACTTCAGATAGAAAAAATAAAGGAAGAGATATAAAGTATCTCAATAAAGACTTTGGTCAATTCAGAGAGAATCTGATTGAGTACGCTAAAACTTATTTCCCAACTACCTACTCAGATTTTAACGAATCATCACCAGGTATGATGTTCATCGAAATGGCATCTTACTTAGGAGATGTTCTTGGATATTACATCGATGATAACTTAAAAGAATCGATGATTCATTCCGCAGAGGATAGAACCAACGTTGTTGCTCTTGCAAACTTCTTAGGATACAAACCAAAAGTTACTTCACCTGCACTAACTAAAATTGCAGTTTATCAAATTACACCAAGTAAACGAAGAGCAAGTGGAAACCTGTATGATGGTGATAATAGATTTGAAATGGATGAAGGATATCTTTTCAGAGTTAAAGAAGGAATGGAATTAACTTCTGATACTGGTGTTGTATTTAGAACAACTGAGTTATTGGATTTTAATGATGATTATGAAAGAGAAGTAAGTGTTTATCAAAGAAACGCATTAGGAGAACCAACATTTTATCTAATCAGAAAATATGTAAATGCAATTTCTGCAGAAGTTAAAGAAGTAAACATTCAGTTTGGGTCACCAAAACAATTTGATAAAGTTGATTTATCAGATACAAATATAATCTCTATTTACGATGTTAGAGATTCAAATGGAAACAAATGGTATGAAGTTCCCTATCTTGCACAAGAAATGGTCTATACTGATTATCCAAATACAGAACAATTTGATAAAGATTTGTCACAGTTTAAAGAGTCTGTTCCAAGTATTTTAAGAGTAACTAAAACTTCAAGAAGATTTGTAAGACAGGTAAACGCAGATAACACAACTTCAATTGTATTTGGGGCAGGTAATTCAACATCTTCTGATGAAACATTCTTACCAAACTTTAAAAATGTAGGATTAGGATTAAACAACTCAATAGATAGATTGGGTGCATCATTTGACCCTGCTAATTTCTTAAAATCAAAATCATATGGACAGGCACCAGCAAACACAACTTTAACTATTCGTTATTTAGTTGGTGGTGGTGTTCCTGCAAACGTATCAAAAGGTTCTTTAAAAAGAATCACTAAATTAGAGTTCGATGAAGATTTAAGTTTATTCGATGAAGATGAACTACAAATGTATGGAACTGTAAAGAACTCTATTGCTGCAGAAAACGAAATACCTGCAACAGGTGGTAGAGGTGCGGAAACAATGGATGAAATCAGAGAAAACGCACTTGCACACTATGGTTCACAAAACAGAGCAGTAACAAGAAAAGATTACCAAGTTAGAGCTTTAGCATTAGACCCAAAATATGGTGGAGTTGCAAAAGCATACTGTGCACCAGATGGTGAATTAGATAATAACTCACCTGGTTCTATCTTAAATAATCCTGATACTCTTAATGAGTTTGCTGGATTAGTTCAACAATTAGGTGGACAGGGTAAAACTGAAACTGAAATCAAAACAGAATTACAAAGATTCTTAGTAGGAAAACAATCTAATTCTAATTCAATTGAAAAGAACAATCCTTTTGCTATCAATCTTTATTTACTTGCATACGATTCTAAAAAACATTTAACAACCTTAAATAAGGCAGTAAAAGAAAATGTAAAAACATATCTTTCAGAATTTAGAATGTTGACAGATGGTGTAAACCTATTAGATGGGTTTGTAATTAACATTGGTGTTGATTTTGAAATTATGACCTACAACTCATACAACAAACGAGAAGTTTTACTACAATGTATTACCGAAGTTGAAAAATATTTTAACATTGATGATTGGACATTCAACCAACCAATTAACGTTTCTGAATTAGAATTGGTAATTGCAGGAGTTGAAGGAGTATTATCAGTACCAAAATGTCAGATTGTAAATAAATGTGGTGGTGTTTATTCTAAAAATAAATACAACATTGAATCAGCAACAAAGGGTAAGATGGTTTATCCATCATTAGACCCATCGATATTTGAATTAAAGTATCCTGGTAAAGATATAAAAGGAAGGGTTGTATAATGTATCACTTTGTAACAGCATCAAAAGATGCAACGATTTACTTACAACAACCAGCACAGAATACTGGTTTGGATGAAATTTTAGAAGTTTCCAAAACTTATTATGGAAGCTTAAAAGATATTGCTCACACTTTAATCAAGTTTGAAACAACACCTCTTTCACAATCCATTGTAAGTGGTGATATCACCATGAGTTCTGCTGAACTTATTCTTAGAGAATGTGAATCATCTGAAATTCCAATCGATTATACAATTTATGCATATGCAGTAACTCAATCGTGGGAAATGGGTATTGGTACTCGTTTCGATGATATTACAACTGATGGTGTTTCTTGGAACTCTGTAAGAACTGGTACAGATTGGATGAGTCAAGAAAACCATTCTGCAGATACTACCGGTTCATTTAATGGTAAGGGTGGAATTTGGTTTACAGGTTCATTCTCAACACAATCATTCTCATACGAAACATCTGATTTAGAAATGGATGTTAAAGTAACACTTGATGAATGGATTAGTGGTTCCCTTCCAAATGAAGGATTTATTTTAAAATATACATCTTCATTAGAAAATGATACTAATGATTATGGACAATTAAAATTCTTCTCAAAAGAAACAAATACTATTTACCAACCTAAGTTAAGAATTGGTTGGGATGATTCTTCGTTCTCTACTGGCTCTTTAACAGAACTTACCGCTGATGATATTCATGTAACATTCAAAAGATTAAAGACCAGATACAAGCGTGGAAGTAAACCTGAAATCAGAGTTTTCGGCAGAGAGAAATATCCTCTCAAAACATACACCAATCAATACTCTTACACAGATGTAAAATATTTACCCTCATCTACTTATTATCAAGTAAAAGATGTTCAGACAGATGAAGTAATAATTCCATTCGATGGTGATTATACAAAAGTATCTTGTGATGCAAATGGTAACTTCTTTAAATTAGATTTAACGAATTGGGAATACAACAGAGATTATTATATTCAAATAAAGGTTGATAGAAATGGTGTAGTTGAATACTTTGAAGATAAGGATTTAACTTTTACGATAGAGAAATAAAATGGCATTAGAGAACAGATTTAGATTTGATGAATTAGTAAAAGAAGGTTCAAAGGCAATTGTTTCTGAGGACCCTACTACTAAGAACCACACATTTGTTGATGGTTCATCTATTATTGTCTCTGCTTCTCAAGATGTACCATACGAACACAAACAAGGTGAACGAGATGGTGAAGTAACTGCATTTATCGAAAAACCTGCTTATACAGAAGAAGAACTTATCAAAGCGGTTGATGTTGATATTGATGAGTTAGTTAAACCACAAGGACCGCCAAGACCCGATGTAGTTCCAAGACCTGTATATGATGAATTAGAAAATAAATTCCAACAGGCACTATTAGATTTAGAAGCAGCTCAACAACGAATCTTATCATTAGAAGGAGAAGTTGCTCAATTAACAGCTCAATTACAAGCAGCACTTGTAGAGAATGATTCTTTAAAAACTCAAAAGGCAGTTGTAGATAATCAATTCCAACAATCAACAGAAAGATATAAAGACCAAACTTCTAAACTAACATTTGCTATTATCAAAGCAACCAAAGAAGCAAACGAAAGAGTTAGATTGAATGCACAAGTAGAAGGTTTGGTAGCACAGAAAGATGTATTGAGACAAGAATTACTTTCATTAAGAAAAATTGTATCTGGTCTTGAAGGACAGGTAGAGGCCGGTGTAGAAGCTTTAAAGGCTCAAGTAGATGCAGCAAAAGCAGATAGAGAAGCTGCTCAACAACAACGAGAGACAGAAAGACAATTGGCGGAAAATACTCAACAACAATTAGAATCTCAGCTTGCAGGTTCGGCAGCAGAAACAGCTGCAGCTGCACAAGGATTTACTGCATTATCTGATAATGAATCATTTTATAAACTAGAATCTAATGCAGAACCTGGTAGTGCTGATATTAAATGGACAACCGAGGTTAAAAGTCCAACTGCTGGTAAAGGAGGAACTCTTAAAATACAAAACTTAAAAGATAGTGGTGCAAAAATTACACAAGTATCAATATCAGTTCAAGGTTCTATTAAAGATTGGAGTAAACCTATTCTTGGATTTGGTAGTGATAGTTCTCCATCTGCAAATACAAACGCAAGTATTAACAAAGGAGGAACATCATCCTTCCCATTATATTTTAATAAAGGAATTGGAGGAAGAAATAAACCTGAACCAGATAGGAAAAACCTTTTTAATTCTGCAAAAGATTATGGAGGTAGTTTTACAATCACTGCACGATATGATGATGGTACAACAACAAAAACATCATCACTAAGTTGGGCAATTAGAAAAAATAAAGGATAATGGC